CTTTACATATGAAAGACAAACTATCGTTAACACAGCTCATCTTAATTCGTTTGACGGACCGCGGGTGTCAGACGTTGGAGGAGTTAGAACGATATACAGGGGCGAACCGAAACGTGTTACTTGTCACGCTCACTCGTATGCACAGCAAGGGGATCATCTATCGAAAGTGGAGGCACTTCGGCGGAAGGAACTTCAGGGAGTACTGTCTGAAGAATAGGGACGAAATTCTACGTTAGCACGGCATTTCCTTTACCATGCGGCCGAGTAGTTCTATTCCCAATTATTATTTGTGTTTTAGTAAAATTAATAGAAAAGCTTATCTAGTGATTATATAAGCTTTTCGTTTTTTTTCCTCTACGTTATTGTACCTGGGAAGAACGTTATCGCTTAAATAGGGCTTAAATAGGGGGTTATATACTTTACCGCCATGACTCTGCACCACGGAAAGAGATATATATTAACTAATTGTTAATGTATTACATGGGGTCCTACTCCAAAGAACAAATGAACCAAATGGAGGAATTGGAAAAGATCGTGAGTTCCGAAAATCGTGAAAAAACAACAAAAACATCATGACGAAATCAGATCATACGTGAGCATCAAAAAATAAGGGGCGAAACGAATGGGGTTAATTAAATCTAAGTCGGAACGCAATAAAAAACCTTCTTGTCCGTTCAAAAAACATTGTTTCACCGATTCCAGTGTTTGCGGGCGCATGGGAGAATATGCGGAATGTCCGCAGACAGTCAGCGCTGTAAGCGCTGTCAAGGGGGTGGGGGGGAGTGGATAAATCGGCGCCGATGTGGGCCAAGTGGTTCGTTGACCGCGGTTTTGCCATCTTCCCCTTAGCCCCTGAGACGAAGAAGGCCGTTGTGAAGGAATGGCAGAGGTATAGCACGACTCCTTTGTCTGATGAAGAGAAGACGAAATACCTGAAAATGGTTGAGGAGGGCTATAATTATGCAGTTCCAGGAGGTCAGAAAGGTCTCGTAATTCTTGATTTTGAGGATAAGGAACTCCTGAAAGCGTGGATAGGTGAAACGGCGTTAAACGAACTGTGCAGTAAAACGCTTTGTGTCGATACTGTCCACGGCGGAATTCATGTATATGTCACCGCTGACGAGATACCGCCACAGAAGTTCAACCCAGTGTTTGTTAAAGAGAATAAAGGGATTGCAGATCTTCAATCGCACAATAGTTATGTCGTGGGGCCAGGGTCGTGCATCAACCACAAACAGTGTGAAAGCGGTAAATGCACGTGGAAGGGGCAAGACTACACCACATGTTATACTCCTAATAATAAGGAAATAGGCAAAGTCGACCTCAAGGGCTTACTCGAGTTCTTAGCGGGAAAAGGGAAGGAGTTAGGGATCAAGATATCTAGATCCGCAAACGAATGGTTAGGAATTAAAGAGCCTAAAGTCAGGCCTGGAGACCTTGAGAAGTTAGCGAAAGAGATGTTGAAATATGATGGGTACAAAGGGAAAACAATCGAGGCCGTGAGGGAAGAGGTCTGTAGTAGTGTGAAGGGAGACCTGGAACACGTGGATAGCGAGAAGGCTAAGCAGACACTGGGTATAGCGTATGCGGTCGTTTGTGAGGGCAAAAGTTATGATGACGTGAACGTAAAGCGGGGCAAGGGGGAAGGCGCAGATAGGAGTAGAATCGATTGGGCCGTGCTGAACGTTCTACTGAGCCACGGTGTGACGAACCTGTCGGTCTTATTGCAGTTGATGCCTAAGGACTCAAAGATTTTCGACCAGAAGTGGGGCGAACAATACCTAACGCTGACGCTGAGGAAAGCGTGGGAGAAAGCTAAACCAGTGTTAAAGTTCCGGACTAAAACACAGGGGAAGAGTAAGACAGAGGCCAAGAAGATAGAGAAAGCGATAATCACAGAGCTCATACTGAAGCATTTCGAGATCAAGACGTTCTACCAAGAAACCGGCCATAACCAGGCAATCTTGGGCGTTTTCGTGTGGAGTAGGAAGAGAGGGACATACGTGCCTTTCGACAAGGCATTAAGGAAGGCCATAAGGGAGATTGCGGAGCAATTAGAAATTACGAGTGAAGAAACGATCGCTAATTTAAGTAAACGTGACGTAGACGATGTTTACGATGAGATAAGGGACTTAACGCTCACAGAATTGCCTGAAGAACCTCTACGGATCGCATTCAAGAACGGGACACTTGAGTGGACCGAGACGGGAGCGAAGTGGTACGATGCTAATGAGAGGACTCCTAAGGAATACGCGTTCTACTATTTGCCGTGGGAAGTGAGATTCGAAGAACTGGAGAAGTTCGCTGACAAGGAGATAACTGTAGAGGATGTGGAGCAACTAGCACGCCGGCTGTGTCCGAAGACCCTGGAAACGTTCAAGTCGTGGGCAGACGACAAGTGGATAACGCTATTCCAGATCGCAGGCTATACGTTGTATCCCGAAATCAAGTTCAGGAAAGCGTTCATGTTGGTAGGAGAGGGTAGAAATGGCAAATCAACGTTCATCAACGTAATCAAGGAACTGTTGGGCAATTACGCGAAGGATATTTCTCCAAGGGAGCTATTTGACTCGCAGAACAGGTTTATCGTGTCAAACCTCTACCACAAACTCGCCAACGCAGTGGCCGAGAGCAAGGACTACACGATAGAGGACATGGATAGGTTCAAGAGACTCACGGGAGGGGACTGGTTCACCGCTGATGTCAAGTTCAAGGATCCTATTACGTTCAGGAATATCGCTAAACTGATCGTGGCGTCAAACAATATGCCTTACCTGAGAGATAACAACGACAAAGCGTTTTGGCACAGGTGGCTAATAGTCGAGTTTCCCCATCAATTCATGGACGATGATACGTGGTTCAGGAGAACGTTTACAAATGAAGAATTGAACGGACTAGCCACGGTTTCACTCCTGGCCTTCATGCGTGTGATACAGCACAAGGCGTTCGACTTCGAGCAGAACGAGAAAGAGGTGATGGATATATGGCTATCAAAGACGGACTCAGTATACGCTTTCGTTAGCGGATCGATCAAGGAGGGTATTATAACATTAGATCCGAAAAATGGTGAGTTATGGTCCACCAGGGTCGACTTGTATAAATTATATAGGAACTATTGCGTTGACCAGGGCTTTAGGGGTGTAGGAAGGAAGTCGTTCTCAAGAAAACTCAGGGAGTACTTCGGCGTCACTACGGTGATGAAGAACATAGATGGCAAGAGAGTAAGGGCGTTCGTGGGTATAGCGATAGACGAGTCGGTAAAGGAGCATTTGGCTCAAGAGTATGATGATGCCCACGTGGATTCGTTCTTCGACTACGTTAAACAGTTCAACGGAGCGATAAAGGAATACTGGGAGATCGCTCAGGACTTTGGAGGCGATAAGGCAAAGGCGAATAAGTTCCTGGTGTGGTGTGAGAGGAGAAGGTTCTGTTATCAGCGTGGACTTGATATGTGGGAAATCAGAACGTGGTAAGATATTCAATTTTTTGAAATTCTATTTTTCAACCGTCATTACCAATTAAGGTTACGTAATCACGATTTCTGAACAATTATTAAGTAACACAGTGCGGGCTGTGCGTAGGGGAATAAAAGGAAAAAAATCGTGATTGCGTAACCTAACATGGCAGGACTGTGTTAATAAAACAAAACGCATGACGGAAGTCAAATAGTCTTACAACGATTAATTGAATAAATCTAACGCGGTTCTCTTAATCAAGTCGTTTACGCAGGAGGTCCTAGGTCCCTCATGAAAATGATGGGTAACCCTAGGTTCGTTTCAGGTGCGTAGGACCTGAGTTTCTTCGAGGACCTGAGTGCGTTAACCCTGGTCGTTTCTCAAGTTTTTTAGTTGAAAGGGCTAGCTCTCACGACAACGAGAGTAGTATTAACATAATGTTCACCCTGACGGGTGAGTGGATGTTAGCCGATTTCTGTGATGGCGTAAGGTATATAACAAACTGTTTATCTTACTTTACATATGAAAGACAAACTATCGTTAACACAGCTCATCTTAATTCGTTTGACGGACCGCGGGTGTCAGACGTTGGAGGAGTTAGAACGATAT